TCAGCTTGTCGCGGGGGAATGCCCGGTTGATCAGGTCGCCGTAGCCCGCCGTGATTTGCACGGTAGTGCCCTCGATCCCGGCGCCGAAGGCCTTCATGCGGATCGGGGGCTCTGCCGGTGCCGACAGGTCGCTGGCCAGGTAACGGCGGTAGGTTTGCGTGATCGGCGCACCTGCCGCCTTGGCCTGGTCCATTTTCTGCTGCGCCTCACCCAACACGTTGTCGATGGCGAAGTTAAGCGTCTGGCTTGCGCTGTTGCTTTTCTTCGGCAGCGAAACGTCGATGCCGGCGGCAATGAGGGGCAGTCTGCGGCCATCTTCTGCGGTGCAGGCCACATCCTCAAAGCCGCCACAGATCAACACCGGTTCCGTCCAGGCCGGGCACGTCAGCTCCAGGGTGTCGATGATCACGTCACCGCCCGAGGCGTACACACGCTCGATCAGACTCATGCGCCCCTCCTCATGCCGTGGTAAGTGCCTTCGATGGCCCGGGAATAAGACGAGTCGCCCGAGGAAACTCCGCTCAGGAAGTCTTCGCGGACTGCGTCGATGATCACCTGTAGTTCGCCTTTACGATCCTGTTTGGTGCGTACCTGGCTGTTGCTGTTGTTGATGATCTGGACGTTCATACCACCGCCGGAGCCTTGCGACATCTGATCCAGGGTTTGATCCAGCTTGGCGCTGGTTTGAGCGGTGGTGACCCGCTCGCCCTTTTCGAGTAACCAGGTGCCCGTTTGCGGAACCGAGTCGATGCCGTTATGCGCCATACCGACCAGATTGCTCAGTCGGTCGACGCCGATACGCTTGGTGTTTTCAGCATCCACCACAAACTCTTGGCCGTGGACCACGCCTACCACTTCGTTGACGCCGCCGGGGCCGGTGTAGCCGCCCTCCTTGAAGCCCTTCATCAATGCGTAGGCCGCAATCAATGCGGTACCGCCGACAACTGCAGCGGCGCCGAACGAACCAATCGAGGCGACAAGTGCCGCCGGCAGCCAAGCCGACGCCGTGGTTGCCGCGGCTGCAATTTGAGCGGCAGTGGTGGTTGCTGTTGCTGCAAGGGACGAACCCGTCATGACCGTATCCGCCGTAACTTTTGCAGCGGTTTTTGTCGCCTCGGCCGCAACTGTTGCGCTGGTTTCGGTGGCGATGCCGGCCATCTTCAGCGCCTGTGTCACAACCCACTGAGCAGCAATATCGGAGAGAGCCCCAAGGATCGAACTGCCCATGGTGCTGCCGAGACTGATAAATGCAGAACCCAGATCAGTGGTGCCCTTTACCAGACCCTGGAACTGATCAGACAGCGAAGACGTGGTATCGCCCAAGATGCCCGTAGTCGCGTCGCTCGCCTGCTGGCTGTAGTCGGTGGCCGTTTCCAGATAGCTTTCCCAGGCAGATGAAACACCGTCCAGCCAGTTGGACTGTGCCTGATCAAGCTGGTTGTAGTAGTCCTGTTGCATGACCAGCCGGGTCGCCAGCGCTTCGCTGAGCAGCTCGGTTTCGCTCTCATAGAGACTTTCGCTGATTTTCCCGCTGTTCTGCTGCTCTTGCAGGTCGCGCATCTGCTTGTTGAAGTCTTGCTGGATCGCCAGCGTTTCCTTCAGCCGCGCCTTGTACTTGTCGCCACGCCCTGCACCTTCCAGCTCAAGCGCAAAACCATCGGACTGGGTCTGGATATCGAGTTTCAGGGTTGAGTCGAAGGCGGAGACCTTGGCGGCGTCTTCCGTGGCGGCCTTGATCTTGTTCAGGGCGTCCAGCTCGGCGGCCAGGCCTTCGAGGCGTTGTTGCTGCTTGGCATTGATGCCAACCAGCTTGCCACTCGTAATCTCAAAGGCCAGCTTGGCGACTTCAGTGGCGTTTTTCTGCTTGTCGGTGGTGGTGTTGATCAGCTCAATTTGCCGCTGATAGTCCTCCTCGGTGCTGTCGAACGCTTTCTGACTTGCCTTGACCGCCGAGGTGTTGTCTTTGGTTGCATTGGTGGCTTCTTTATTGGCATCGGTCTGAGCCTTGATCGCGTGACTTGTCGACAGGATGGCAACCCTGTCTGTTTCAGATAAGTCCGCGTGATCTTCTATGTGCCGAGTTGCCTCTTTGACGGCATCGCCGTTGTCCTGAAGCTTTTTTAGTTGCTCCTGCAAAATTGCCAGGTACTTTTGCCCACCAGCAGTCATCCCGGCCTTGGCCTGGGTATTGAGCTGGGTTTCGGTGGTATTCCGAGTGAGCGAATTGCTGAGCACATCGAGGCGCTCGGTTGTTTGATCAAGCACCTGCTGGGCATCGCTGACCTTGCCGGCCAGATCAGTCCAGTTTCTTGCCGCTTCGGGACGCACCCCGGAATTGCTCGCCAGCTCATCCAGAATCGGCGCCAGTGACTGGCCATTGGTGCGCGCCTCCTTGAGGCGAGTCGATAATTCTTCAAACGCTTTCAGTTGCTTGGTGTGCTCCGGCGAGCGGACATTGGACAAGCTGACCATTGACGATTTGATTGAAGTTTCAAGCTCGTCATAAGCATCCTGAACGGCCATCGTCGCGCCGAGCTGCTTGTCCTTCCACTCACTAATTTTGGCGCGCTGCTGATCCTCGTTAAGCCCGGCAAAGCTTTGGCGGAGTTGATCGACGGTGTTCTGAAGATCGCCCAAGTCACCCATCAGTTTCTTGGATTTGCTGCTCCAGTCCACAAACGAAAGCGCTACAGCGCCCGCAATAAAGGCCAGCCCCAAAGGGCCGCCCATCATCGTCAGCAAGCCGGCACCCGCCGCACGCAACCCCGCAAAGGCCCGTGCTGTAACGCTTGCTGCGGCCGCTGCCCGGTCAGATGCCACAACTGCAGCGTTCACTACCGCCGTTGTCTCGCCATAAGCCAGGGTCGCGGCCGTGCGCATGGCGTAGCCAGCCTGGATCTGGGCAGAGGTTGCCAATGTAGTGGCCGCGAGGGACCGCTCGGCGATTTCGACCTGTTTTATCGTCGCAACTTCAGCCAGTCGCAATTCCGCCAAACGCGCAATCGAGGCGCTGCGACCCTTTTCAGAGATTTGCGCAAGCAGTCGTTGCTGCTCCAAATTGCGCTCAGCAACCAGCGACGCCTGTACCGCCTGAATATTTGCCAGTTCGGAGGTTTGGCGCACCCGATCGGAGGCGAGCTTGCCCTGCGCTGCCACAATCTCAAGATCAGCCCGGGCAACCATGGCCTTGGCATCGATCTGCTTGGCCTGGGCGGCCCACAGATCCTGCTTTGCCGTTCTTGCGCTGGCCGTGAGTGCGGTTTGATTCGCCTGGGCGGCGTAGAGCGCTGAGGCGCCTTGCTGTGCATACCCGCCCGCAACCCGGGCAAGGGCCACGAGTAGCCCTGTAGTAAGAGCCTGAGCAAGTGCATCCGAGTTGTTTTTAACCCCGGAAATTGCGCCTGGGAGGCTGCCATCAATGGCTTTGGATACGCTGACAAATGCGTTAGCAATCTGGCTGCTGGCTCCCGTGACCTGATCAAGCTCGCCCACGAAGTGGGTCAGTGAGTTACCAATCTTGGTGAAGCTGTTGCCGATAGTGGTCGCCGTTTTGTCGAACAGTGCATCGACTGCGCCGACCTGACTTTGCAGGGCTTTAACCACTGCCTGGGCGGTCAGTTCGCCAGCCGCGCCCATGGAGCGCAGTTCGCCAACGGTTTTGCCCATGCCCGCCGCAATGGCCTGGGCCAGTGCAGGCGCCTGCTCCATCACGGAGTTCAGTTCCTCGCCGCGCAGCACACCCGAGGCAAAGGCCTGCCCCAACTGAATCAAGGCAGCGTTGGCACTTTCAGCGGACGCACCGGACACCGCGAGGGTTTTACTGATGGTACCGACGACACCCGCCACACCCTCACCCGAGAGTTTTAGCGCCTCCTGGTTGGTGGCAATGCGCTGATAAAGCTCTGCGGTGGAAGCCAACGGCTGGGCCGATGCTTGAGCGATGTTGAACACCGCTGCTTGAGCCGCTGTCAGCTCGGCTGAACCATTGGTCACTAGCTTCAGACGGTTTGTCAGAGTGCCATAGGCCTCTGTCATGTCGTACACGCCCTTGACGCTCAGGGCAGCAGCCAACGGCCCCGCGATACTGGCGGCAACACTGGCCAACGACCTGAAGCTGTTTTGCAGTGTGAGCACCTCCCGCGATGATGCGCTGGCCACCGACGCAGTACGGGACACGGAGCGGGAAGCGCGATCCATGCTCTGCTCAAAGCCGCCAATGCGCGCAATGAGATCGAGCGTCAGCGTGCCGAGTGAGCGCGAGGCCATTTTGTTTTCTCCAGACGAAAAAAAACCCGCCGGAGCGGGTCATATTTCAATAGCGAATCAAAAAGTGATCGCCATCAACTTCTTCCATGTACCACCATCAGTAGTAGCCATGAATTTGCGGCCATCCTTCAAGTACGCAGCAAAAGCTACTTCCTTCTTGTTACCGCCAAGCAACATCCCGCCAATAGCCCCGATCGGACCCAGCAAAACGGCCCCTGCTACACCCCAACCGGCTGTGCCCGCAAGTTTCTTGACCTTTTCCTCGTCGAGTAACTCGGTTCTCTCAAGCTCAAGCCCCAGGTTGATTGTCTCTCCTTTCCAAGGATGATCCTTGGTGCTAGCCCGGGTCAGAATCGACGTCCCAAACATGCCTGAATACTGCCAAGCACCTTTATCAATATCACCAGCCTCAACTTTAACTGTCGCCATACGTCCTCCTTGATTGATGGCTTAACAATAGCACCGGCTAATGAGACGCTGGCTATAGCTTGCGCATTGACCAGATTAACTACAGGAGGGATGGCAGAAAAAGCAGCTAAATGCATGCCACTCACTGCCACGTCGCCATAGCCTCTTCCAAGCTGATCGTTGCTTGTGCCTGGCTGTAAACCATGAAATCGCTCAGATCCATTTTCCCGCCGGCCACCTTGCTTGTCAGGTGGGTGAGCAGCGCAAAGTGACGCTCCAGACGGCGGTTTTGATCCAGAGTCCCGTACTTTTCACGGTAAGCGATCCAGTCCAGTACTTCGCGGTGGGTCAGGCGCTCCTTGGCTTCGACAATGGTGCTGCCTCCGATGCGGTTCAGCACCAGCTCGTGCCAGAACTCATCGGAGGCGCTTAGTTTTTTACCTGGTCCTTCCCGGTCCCGTTGGCTTCATTGACCGCGTTGAGAATCGCAAAGCCCAGGGACGACTCCAGATTAAATGCGTCTTCGTAGCTGAGCGGTTCGGTACCCTCTTCGCCCAGAAGAACGCTACCTGAGATGTACTTGGCGTTGCGGCTTTGCTCGGCTTCACCCGGGGCAAACAGGCGCTCGATGACGCCGAACGACTGGCGGCGGATATGCACGTCGAACTTCTCGGTCACATCCTTGCCGGTCTTGGCGTCGGCATGCACCCAGGTCACTTCTTTTTTAACCAGCACGCCGTCGACGATGCCGCCTTTGGCCTTGAGTTGCTTGAGGTTCATGGAAAGCCCTTAGATGGTTTTGAGGATCCAGGCGAGACCGCCGGAACGCTGAATGGAAACGGTCGAGGCAACCACTGCGTTTGCCGCGAAAGAGAACGGGAAGTCGGCCACGTAACCCTCAAAGGCACACCAGGTGCGCGTTTTAGGGAATTCAAAGTCATCACCCGCCTCATTCAGGGTCGGCGGCGCAGACCCATCGGCCCAGCCAATAGCCCACTTGATGTTGTCTTCGTCATCCGCTTCGGACAGTTGATGCATGCGTACGTGGCTTGCATTGGTGGGGTCGGCGTTGAGGCCAATGGAAGCCTGGCCCGGCGTGCGCAGACCCTTTTTGTAGCGGCGCTCTTTCTGGCTGAGGCAGGTGTCTTCAATCTGGTCTGCCGGTGAACCCGCCGGGTCGAAGGTGGTGATGCACTCCACCTCCATGACGGTCAGCGGACCGGTACCGGGCGCGGCCTGCACGAGGATGTAGGCCTGCGTGCCCTGTGTGAGAACGGACATGGGTGTCTCCTTTAAACGAAAAAGCCCGCTCAAGGCGGGCCGGGGGTCGGTGTTGGGTTAGCGCGGTACCAGCCAGTCAACATCGAAGCTGTAGCGGTAGGTTTTAGTAGCCGGGTCGTGCGAGTCGCCACCCCAGCGCACAATATTGGCCTTGAGTTCAATGGCGTTTCTGATGGCCTTGGCCGTGTCACAGGTCTGTGTCACGGACACGCCATAGACATCAATTTGCAGGCTGAAACCGTCGATATCCGGGCGTTGCGCCAGATAGTTTTCAGGGTTGCCGCCGACCGTTTGCCATACCGCATAGGGCTTGGCGACACCTTCGGGGGCTTCGCCAAAGGGATAGATGCGCACGGGCGAAACGCCCAGCAAGGCCGTAACCGCAGGGTCCGCGGCGCAAACGGCGAAGATCGGCGCGTACATCAGCGTGCCCCCAGCAAAGCGTTGATTTCAGTGTTCAGCACCGCGACAAAGCGATCAGTGACCGCCTGCACGTTGCTGGAAAACGCCGGACGCATAAACGGCACCGCCGGATTGTGCTCGGTACCGAGCTCGATGTAACGCCAGTGCCGGGTGTCGCCGCCGGGGTTGCCGGAGGCGTCCTTGCTGTGCTGATTTGAGCCCGAGCCGCCGCGCACGCCGACCCGCATCACCACCCCGCCTTCGCGCCTGGACTGCTTGCTCGACTCCTGAGTGATGAGGTTGCGGAACACCTTCTCCTTGGTGGCCGGGTCGTCGATGGCCTTGGCGTTGGCTTTCGCGGCATCACGCACGATGTTCATCGCTGCCCGGGCCGCTTTGCGCAGGCCTTTCTTTTGCAGCCGTGGGCCCAGGGTGCGCATTTTGTCGACCACGCCATTGAGCCCTTGGATATTGAAGTGCATGCCGTCAGCCATCATTCACCCCTGTAGCGACAACAAGGGTCAGGTACTCCAGGCCCGAGTTTCTGTCCGGGAGCGGCTGACCGATGATTGTGAAGATTTGCCCACGATGCAGGATGCGCATGGTCGGCAGCACGCCCGGGCGGTAGCGGATGGTGATCCGCCCACTGGCCTGGGACTGGCTGACTTGCGCGGCAATCAGGTCGCGGGCGCTGAGCGGGTCGACTGCCGCCCAAACACGCGCAAAGTCCACCCAGGCTGATGCCACCTCGCCTGTGGCCGGGTCTTGTTGTGTGGTTTGGTGCTGGATGACGATCGGGTGTCGCAGATCCCCCGCTCTCATGGCTCAGGCTCCTTTCTGGCCGGGCCAGTGAAGTTGCGGGACGACCACAGCAACGACTCCACCCCGAGCGGCACCTTGTCCGCCGTGGTGCCCACAACAACCGCTTCGCGAACAGCGTAGGAGTTGCCAAGCAGCAATAGCAGCGCTGATTTGAATGATGCGGGTATGTCGCTGGCCTGAAGAAATGCCGGGTTATCGCAGAACCACAAGGCCCAGGCCAAAGCAGACTCGGCATACAGCTCGATCAGGTCGTCGTCCTCCTGATGATCGACCCGCAGGTGCTTGCGCATCAGCTCAATCGACAGCAGATCCGCGACGGTGATGGTCATTTTTTCGAGCCTTTCTTCTCAAGGTCGACCTGAGTTGTGGGCTCTGGCTCTGGCTCTGGCTCTGGCTCTGGCTCTGGCTCTGGCTCTGGCTCTGGCTCTGGCTCTGGCTTCAGGATTGGATCGGCCTGGACCTCTTCTGCCAAGCCCATTCCGATCAATGCTTCTGCATATTCGTCTTTAACCACTCGCACTTCGAACTGGTTGAAGCTGCCAGCGTGATAGTGCGAAAACTGACGCAGTGCGCGAATTTTGGTCATTGCGGTACCGGGGCAGTTGCCTGCCCCGCCTCGATAATCAGCCGCCTGCAGCTGGAGTGAAGGTGCCTTTGATGATCGCGGTTGGACGGTAGTGAGCCAGGGCCAAACGCTCTTCACATAGGATGGTCAGCATGTTTTTGACGAAGTTGTCGCGGTCCTGATTGCTGACCTCGACCGTGGCGTCCATGCGATCCCATACCTGCGAAGCGAGATCAAAACCGCCCACGGTGAAGGTGCCCAGCGCCTGGGCCTTGGTGGCCACCACCGGCAGGCCCCACATGACCTTCGCCGCAAATGCAGCTGGGCCACCGAAGATGTAACGGCCATCCGCGTCTTTCAGCAGCGCAATGGCGTGCCAGTCACGGGGGTTAAGGATCAAGCCAGAGGCTTCAAACTCGGACTCGCTGGTCTGGAAGATCGCATGGGCAATCTGGTCGGCGCGGGTATCGCCCTCGACATCCAGGCCTGCATCGTAAGCCGTGGCCACCTTGTTCAGGCCGATCAGGTTGTCGCCCGTGCCGTCACCGTTGAGCAGTTGGCCCTCTTCCACCAGCGCCAAACCGAACAGCAGGCGGTTGTTGACGTAGGACTCCAGCATCGGCGCGTCATCCATCACCTGGCGCGATGCCTGAATCCAGTGGGCGATGGTTTTGACGTTGGCGGTTTCTTTGGTGAAGGTCAGCTGAGATTCAGGCTTCAGAGTGCCTTCAGCCACCGATGCGGCGCTGTTGACGAAGACATTTTCACGAACGTACTCGATAGCATTGGACGTGGTGCGGCCCTGGGCCAACAGATCACGGATGGTCAGGCGGCGCAGGCCGGGCATCAGGATGCCAGGGTTTTGCTGCGCCTGAATCAGCGCTCCCGCCGAACCCGAGCCACTGCCCAAAGCCTTGTTGAACGTCTTCACGTCAACTTTCCCGGAGGTCGAGCCGTTCCAGGACTTCTTGAGGTCTTCAGCGGTGCGCTCGGCGAAGGACTTTTTGGTCTCCGGGTTGTCCAGGCTGCCAGCCGCCAGTTTCTGTTCCAGATCAAACAGGCGGGTGCTGGATTTGGTCAGGTCGGCCTGAACGGTCTGCAGGTCGGTTTGCAGTTTCTTGCTGATCTCGCCGGTGGCGGCGATCTCTTTTTTCTGCGCATCGAACAGTTGGGTCATGTTCGTTTGCGCGGTTTCGATTGCCTTTTGGATATCAGCCAATTCGGACATGAATCAGTTTCCTACAGATGGGAAGGACTTGATGCGATCAAGGATCGCGTTGATTTCGCCACCTTCGGAGTCGCTCCGAACTGCGGACTTGATGCGGGCGATAAACGCCAACGCTTCGGACTTGGAGAGTCCGGCGGAATCTCTCAGCCAGTTCTCCGCATCACGGATGGTTTCAATGGTGTCCATGCTCTTGAGCGCCGATACCGTGGCGTGCTCATTCGCGGGAAAGGTGCAGATGCTGATTTCGCTCAACCGGGAGACGTTTTTGAACGAATAGCCGGTCGCAATGGGTGCGCAGTCACCTTTTGCCGCCGAGAAGCCCACCGACATGCCGCCCACGGTGCCGTGGATCATTGCCGCCTTGAGCGCGTCCGACTGCGGGTTGCCGGGGGTCAGCTCACCCCGGACATGCAGGCCGGTGCTGTCTTCCGACAGATCCAGCCACTTGCCCACCGGAATTTCATTGCGCCGGTGGTTGAAGAACATCGCCACCGCCCGGGATTGGGTTTTCAGTGCGGTAGCAAAGGCGCCCGGTTCCATGATGTCGCCGTCGCTGTCGACCACGCTGAAGACGCTGGCATAGCCTTCGAAAATGCCCTGGGCGCCGCCGCTGGAAAACTTGATTGCGGCCTGATCGAAGGCCAGTGTTTTGCAAATGCTCGGCATTTCAGTCTCCAGAAAAACTAAACCCCGCTGGGTGCGGGGTTCGTTTTGCCAAGTTGGGTAAGCGGCACGTTCTGAGACTGCCGGGTTGCGACATCGCCGCCGGGGAGTGGCGGCCGGTTACCGACACGCCTGCCCTCGTTCACCGTGAGCAGGCCCGTATCGATTTGGGTTTTCATGTAATTGGCCCGGGCCGTCGAGTCACCGCTCAACAATCCGTCGCGGTTGTGTTCGGCATGGATGCGGCCCAAGTCCGCGGGCTTGATCAGCCAGCGCAAAATGCTGGTTTCCCAAATTTCGAGATATGGGTCCAGCGTGTACTGCAGGAAACCGAGGTTCTGCTGCTCGATGCCGGAGCCCCAACTGGTGGACTTTTCGACATCGCCCACCAGGTGCGGCGGCACGCCGAAGAAGCGGGCCAGCTCGCTGACCTGAAACTTGCGCGCGGCCATGGTTTCGGCGTCCTGCGGGCTGACGCCGATGGCCTGAGTGGTGAACCCTGCCTCCAGCACCCACAGGCGCTTTTTGACCGGCCCGCCGGAGATCTCCTTGAAGTTCTCCTCAAGCTGATCGCGCTGGGCCTTGTTGAGCGTCTTGCCGTCGCCGGTCATCAGGATCTGCGGCGACTTCGCTCCATTGGCATAAAAGTCGCGCTGCTGGTCCTCCATCGCCACCGCGACACCAACTGTTTTGGCGCCGAAGGCAATCGGGGAAAGACCCACCAACCCGTTAAAGCCAAAGCCCTTGAGGTGGAAAATTTCCGACTGCTTGAAGTCCGCGTATTCACTGTCACGGCGGTAGCGGTACACAACCCGCTTGCCCTCAAGCCGCACGTCCATATTGACCGACATCAGCGGCACCAGGCTGATGATATCGCCCACGCTGTTGCGCTCGATCAGTGCGTAGGCATTGCCGTAATAGCAAAGCTGCATGGTCATGGCGGCGCGAAAGTCGAAGGCGGTCATAAACTGATTGGGGCTGTAACGCAGCAGGCGTGCCAGCGGGTTATCAAAGCCAACCTTGGATCGGTCCTCACCCTTGGTTTCAAACACATCCAGCGGTAGGCAGGCCGTGACGCTGGAGATCAGTCGCACGCAGGCGAACACGGTGGAGATTTGCAGCGAGCGCTCATCGTTGACGACCGAGTCGCCCACCACGCCGGTAGCGGAGACAGGCCCGGTCTGCGAGCCCTTCTCGGGAGAGACCAGGCGCCCACCAACGAAGAAGCTCGCCATACGCGCCCAGAAAGGACTGCGGGTGCGCAGGTCAATGCTGTAGTCGGTGTCTGCCATTACATACTCATTGGTCGATTGAGGAAGTCATCGATGTTTGCCGAAGGCATGGGGTTCAGTGACAGCAGCGTCACCGCGTTAAACGTGGCCATCAGCGGGTCGATCTTGGCCGAGCCCGAAGCCTGTTTGGTGATCAGGATCGAGTTGCCGCGTGGCTCGACTTTGGCGTTGCCGCAGCACCAGGCCATCATCGGCTGGCCGCCGTGGATCAAGGTGCCTTCGGCCAGTTTGCGTTCGGCGGTCTTGATCGCACCGCCCAGCTTCCAGCCCTGGGAGATACCAATGACCTTTTCCTCGGGCACACCGGCTTCGACCAGGGCATCGAGAATCGCGCCGATACCCGCCGGGTCGAGCCCGACCTTGTCCAGCAGACCGGATTGCTCAACCCGGGCGACCAAACTGGCCACCTGCTCCACGTCCTGGCCGATCAGATCGACCAACGTCAGGTTTCCATCTTTGGCAAAGTCGTGAAAGTTGGCAGCCACGGATTGGCGACGGACCAACACCGAGGGGTGAGCCCAAGCGTGATTCCACAACAACCACTCGCGTGTCACCCGGTGCCTACCAGCCGCCGCAAAGCCCAGCAAGTCATCCAGCCCGCCGCCGTCGATGCCGATATCAATCACTTCGCACTGGCGCAGCAGGTCATCGAAGCTCAAGCCAGGACGCTTGCCCTGCACTTCCCAGAAGTCGGCCCCGGCCCAGCGCTCGGACAGCAGCGCCAAACCGACTTCGATATTGGCGTGCTTGGCCAGAAAGCCGCGCAGCTCTTCTTCGCCCGCTTCCTGCGCCATCTTGAAGCTGCGCAGCAGAAAGGCTTCGTCCACCGAGAACCCCATGTTCGGGTTCACCAGGTGGAAGTTCTCGACCAATCGAGCTTCGCCGCTTTTGATCATTGCCTGCGGAAACTCGTAGATCACCGGCAGGAACTGGTTGTCATCGATACGCCCGTCGCGCACGGCGCGGGAGTACTTGAGCTTTTCGCGGAACACACCTGCAGGCGGCTCGTTAGACTGCGTGGTCAGCCAGATCACAAAGCCTTCAGGCCGTGAAGCCAGACCGCCCGTGGCTTCGCGGATGATGTCCGGTGCCTTGACGTTCTTGCCGAATAGCCAGGCTTCGTCGATCAGCACGCCCACGGCCTTTTTGCCGCCCACCGTGTCGCCATCGGCGGCCACCACCTTGAGCGTGGCGCCGGTTTCGCGGTGGGTGATGGTGCGCAAGTGCGGCTGGACGTGCATCAGGTCGCGCAATTCTTCGTCGTGCTTGACCATATCGGCCGCAGGCTTGAACGAGTTGTCGGCAATTTCCTTGGTCGGGGCCAGGATGATGAACTCGGCCGACATGCGCCAATTGCGGATCAGCGCGGTAAGCATGATCCCGGCGGCAATGGTCGACTTGGAGTTCTTCTTCGGAATGCACAGCATGTATTCCGAGATCATCCGGCGCCCGGTGGTGTAGTCGTAGGCGCCGAAGATCGCCCCGGCAAAGTCGAACACCCACTCGGCGCAGGACTCGCCAATAGTCGGGCTGCCCGGGGCATCGACGATCTTTAGTTCGCGCAACACCGCCAGACCGGCTTCGGCCTCCTGCGGGAACAATGGTCGCGGGATAATCGACTGCCCCAGGCGCAGTTTCTGCTCCCAGTCCGGGCAGGCGGTCGTCCATTGCATTTACTTGACCGCCTTCAATGGGGGTGGGCTTGAGCCGAAGCGCCCTGCCCCGGCAACCTTCGCCGCGTTTTCGCGCTCGGTCTTTTTGCCAGTCTCGCCTTTGCGCGGGTGCATAAAGGGCATCAGCGCTTTGGCGGCATCGACCCGCAGTTTTTGTTCTGTCTTATGGTCATTCATGGCCGCCAACAGGAAGGCCTTCGGGTCGGAGTAGGACAAGGCCTTGCTCAAATCGAAGCCCGGGCTGTCGTCGGGTTCGGCTGTTTGCGGCGTCTCGGCAGCCGGTTGTTGCGCTGCTGGAGCTTTAATAATTTTGTTATTTTTTTTGTTAAAGGTTGTCCCGGCCATTGCGGCCATGACGTAAGGGTCTTTTGCTAGCCGTGAACCGGCAGCCGATGCGCTGGACGCCGCGTAGCCTGCGGCGATGGCTGCGTCCTTGTTTGAGGCACCGCCCCGCAAAGCGTCGACGAATGCCCGCTTCTTGGGTGTTAAAGCCATTAACAAAAATTCCTGAAAAGGGGAAAAAATGTGCGCGTGCGGGGATGGGTGGTCTAGGAGCAAAAGCCCTCTGGAGTTTTACCCTCCCCCCTCCACCAAATGAGAAATATTCTCATTAAATCAAATAAGAATCATTCTCATAACCACAAATGCGAATTAATTGCAACAACTTTATTGGTAAATATTCTCATTCGCATATTTGTGACCGAAACGAACAATAAAGATTGACATTGCAAGGCCGTTCAACCTGCTGATTCCTCATGCTTTTTGACGATATCGTGGCAAGGTCTGCACAGCGACTGCCAGTTGGTTCGATCCCAGAACAGCGTCATGTCGCCACGGTGCGGGATGACGTGGTCGACAACGCTGGCCGCTGTCACCCGGTCATCACGCTCGCAGTAGACGCACAGGGGATGGCCATTGAGGTGCACCAGTCGCGCCTGTTGCCATGCGTAGCCGTAACCGCGCTGGGTCGAGGTGGCCTTGTCACTGCGCCATGACCCAGGCACTGCGGTTGCGATGCGATTGGCTTGGGGTTGCAGGCGTGTGGCCAGTGTCTTGAGGCGGCTCATCCTGGATGGCGCGGTGCGCCGCTCATGTAGGTCAAAGGCTCTGACTCGGGGTCTTGCTCATTCCCCTCCTCGGCCAAGGCTGCTATCAACTGGGTCTGCTGGGTCGCCATCCGTTCGAGGATCGCTGTCTGCTTGATCTGTTCCGCCAGTACCTGGCTGAGCAGGCCAGCCAAAGAGCTCTGCTGCTCGCTCATATGCAATCGCCTTCCACTTGTTGAGTTGTTCGCGCCGGGCGGCGCATCCGCTACAGGCCATCACTCGGACCGCCGTGGCAGCTTGAAGTCAGCGAAGCGGTCAGCCAGGTCGGCGATCTTCTTCACACCCAAGAAACCAATCCAGATGCCTGCCGGTGTGGCCAGGCTGGACGGCAGGCCGAAGTACTCCAGCACCGCAATCAGACTGGTGGTGAGCAGCATGCAGATGGTCGCTTCCAGCATCGCCTGCCGCCGAGTGCCACCGCCGTAGATGATCCGCAGCGCCGCCATTACAAAGGACAGTGTGGCGGCATAGATCGTCGGCGAGTGCTGACTCAGCCACGCGAGCGCTATCACCCAGGTGTCTGGCTTATCAGGCATATGAGGCATCCGGTGTCCTCCCGAGCTGGGAGCAGAATGGGTTCTGCCCCGACAGCACTCCCAGCTTGAGGCGATGGGTGTGGCGGGGCCGAAAACGAAAAAGCCCCGGCAAATGCCGAGGCTTAATATGGGTGCAGAGGGCCGGTGCTGATCTCCGGCTTTATGGGTTGGCTCGCTGGGTCACGTACCCCAACCTCTCATCGCGTTACCTCACAGTGACCGCACGGGTTTGTGAAGTGCCACTACCGACTTAGCGCTTCAGCCTGCGCACTCATCTGCATAAAAAAACAGCTCCGCTCAGAGGCAGAAACTTTTAAGCCAGTTGTATGGCGAAGAGAATAAACCAGCGCATAGTTATTAAAATCATTCTCGCTTTTAACCTACTTGTTGGACTCCGAGGCTAAGCGAAGTTTTGCTATGCACTCATCTATAGCTTGCTTCCGCCCTGTCTCATCAAGCCCCTGAAGGCGAAATTTAGCGTTAGCTAGAAAAATAGGACGGATGGCAAAGCCCTCATTCAGTGAGGGAGTTTCACTTATATAAACCTCTCCGTTTACTCCATCCCAATTTATCTTTTTACCATTTTCAGGGAATGCCAAATCGAAAGCTGCAGCAGCCGTTTCTTGCGTTTTTGAAACATCCATCCCAACTTCCTCGACCTTAACGGAGGTCTAGTTATATTTGAAATTGAATAGTTTCATATATTTCTAGTCGACCAAACCGAAGAGCGACGAATAGCCGTAACTCAGAATAAAAAAACCCAGCGCGATGGCTGGGCTTTGAGATTTGGTTATGTGTTGTTGCGGGCTGTTCAGTATCACCACACGCAAGATCGACATGATGGGATTAATTTACGATCAAACCGCCATCATGGTCAAGCGGCATCTATAAAGATTTCTTCCCGGTCAAAGATCTCGGTTGCATGGATGACAGCGGCCTCTTCCAATCGCTCAAGGCATTTGGCAATGCCAGTCTTCCAGCGGCGCCTTGTGGACTCAGGCTTGCCTTCGGTGTCCCAGGTGTTCATGTCGTAGAACTCAGCGGGCAACACGATCATGTCTGTGGAGCGCTTGATGTATTGGTCACGCCCAACAGTCACATCAATCGTCCGGCCAGAAGCAATCATTTTGCCGACAGCAGCATGCTCAAGATCGTCACGAAGGCTTCTGCTAACCACCTCTCGCCCTGTACGAGCTGGCACCTGCAGACCTTTCATCTTGGGTATGGCCCAAGCGGTGACCGCTTTGTAGACGAACAACTGCGGCGCCGGGGTAGAGATGCGGCTAATAAGGCGCCCAATGGCCCCAACCTTGTTGGCCTTGTGCGTCGAGTACTTTGCCACCAGGACATCCCACTGGGCCGGGGCCAACTCACGGTGCAGCAGCGCATACAGGCAGCAGTCATAGTCGAACTTGTCCCGCACCGAGATACCGGCACCCTGCCCGCCTGAGCGCAGTTCGGCATCGATGAGTTTCTGCCAGCTCTGTTTAGTTGAGTTGTCGATGTTGTCTGCTGCCAACACACGCACCAGGGTGCCCATCACGTCTTTGTACATACCCATCACTCGATCTCCAACGCTACTGACTGGGTGGACTTCAAAGCCCGCACGCCACATCTGGCCAACACAATGTTCTGGCAGGCGTGGATAGCGCTGCAGAACTCTTTCTGCCCCATCGGGTGCTCGATGGGCAACTTCAGGTATTCATTCCAAACCTCGCCCAGCATCTGAGCAACCTTGGCTTCTTGATCAGTCAACTCAGCAGCTGCGCAGGCCATTTTTAATCCTCACCTATGGTTGTTTTCTGAATAGCGCTACAAGCCTTGCCGTTAGCGGCCTGCAGCGTATTACCGGATTCTTCGAATCTAACGCCTGTCTGCCCGTGGATCAGGCTGAAACCCTTCTGGTTTAGATGGGCATGCCACTTTTCCAGCGCGTCACGCTTGCGGCCCATCACATCCGACTGGATGTACACCTTCACGTTGTGGCCCATCGCGTGGTTGATCAGCAGTTCACCGATCAGATGGTCAATGCCGAGGACAGCCCAACCCGTGCGAGCCAACTTGCGCAGGTCGTGGCTGGTCCACTCGCCCTTGCCCAACCGGGTGAACACGGCACTGGCCTGCCCTTCACTCAGTGCCTTGCCGTTGCGTGCCGGGAACAGGTACTGGCCGTCATAACCTCGGGCGGTTTGGGTTTCGCGGTACTGGATCAACAGGGCGCGCACCTGGTCAGTCAGTGGCAGGTGATGCTCCACGCCGGTCTTGGTGTGCTCGGCTGGAATGAACCACTCGCGCTCGGCCAGGCTGATATGCGGCCAGCGTGCTTGCCGGGTCTCCCCGATCCGCGTGCCGTGGCACAGCATCATCAGGGCCAGCATGGCGTCAGCCGGATCGTTCGCCATGGCTTGGCCCAGTTCGCCCAGCAGATCCTGCAACTGCACACCACGCAGGCGCGACGGCTTGATCCCAACCTTGGCCTTGGAGAAGTCACTGAACTTGATGCCCGCCATTGGATTGGACGTGATCAGGCCCAGCTTCAACGCCTGACGAAATGCCAGGGCCAGCAACTGGAACGCCAGGCGCACGTAATCGATTGAAAGGGTTTCCTGAAGGGGCCACATGAACAGGGTATCGAGCGCGGCCTTGTTGACCTCCACCAGCGGCAAGTCACCCAGCCGCGGCAGCAGATGGCACTTCATGGCCGAGGCGCCGGTGTTCTTGCGCTTGGCCGACAGGCTGCGGTCACGGGCCATACGGTCGGCGTACCAGGTGAGCAGCTCGCCGGTGGTAGCCCATTGGGAAATGGTCGAGCCCGCATCAGCTGAAACACGCAAGCGCACGGCCGGCAGCTCAGCCAACACCTGCTTGGCGCTCAAGGCCGGAAAGGCCCCGATGCGATGCCAGCGGCGCTTGTTGACCAAGTACCAGGAGCCCCGGGTGCGGTTCTTGGAGAAGCGAAAGTGTAGCGCCGGGTGGCCGGCATCGCGCAGGTCGCGCACATGCTCGAGCTTGGAGTTGCGGCCAATTTCCGCGTCCGACAGCTTCACGGTCAGGGTTTTGATTTGGGTCTTCAGCTCGCGCTTTTCGGTGGTTGACTGGCTCACTCGATCACCACCTTGCGCTCAAGCTCAATCAGGATTTCAAGAAAGTGCTTCGCCTTCTCCAAATCGGCAATGCCACCTTTGTCACGCCAACGGGTCACGTACTTGATAACGCTGCCCTCGGCAAACGGAATGCCATTAGCGTGAATGAACTCAATAGGTTGAATTTTCAACGACTTGTAGTGTTCGCCAGACACCTGTTTTTCAAGTGCGCTCATCAGAACTTCTCCTTGCTGTATCGGCTAGCCATGCTGGTGACCTTCTGTACCGTTGGCGTCTCAACCCAGCCCGCCGCCAGTTGTTCGAATCGGCTGTACTGGCCAAGAAAGGCCGTGCGTACAGTTCCGGCTTCAATGTCTCGGCCCTTGCCGATGATGATTTCTGCGATGCCTTTGGCGTCGCTGTGTTCGTGGTAAACCTCGTCGCGGTACACAAACAGGATGATGTCCGCGTCTTGCTCGATGGCGCCGGACTCGCGTAGGTCTGAGCACAGCGGGCGCTTGTTGGGGCGCTCTTCGCATTTGCGCGAAAGCTGACTGAGCATGATCACCGGGATGCCCAACTCTCGAGCCATCAGCTTGGCGCAACGAGTCATGTAACTGACCTCCTGCTCCCGGCTGAACGTGCGCGAGTCGGATTCCAGGAGCTGCAGGTAATCGATCACGATCAAATCAAGCCCGTGGCGGCGCTTGTGCCGGCGGGCAGACGAGCGAATCCGATTGATCGTCATCGAGCCGCGATCCGAGATCGACAACCTGGAGTGCTTGAGCTTTCCGGCGGCGCTCATCAGCTCGGCGCCGTGGCGCTGCGGTGCTGTACCGTTCTTGATCAGTTGCAGGGGGATACGTCCTTCGGACGCCATAAAGCGATCCATCAGGCCCGTTTTGTTCATTTCCAGACTGAACACCATCACGCTTTTGCTCTCGCGGATGGCGGCATGGGAGGCGATGTTCATGGCCAGGGTGGTCTTTCCCATCGCGGGGCGCCCGGCGATGATGATCAATTGCTCGGCCTTGAGCCCTTGAAGCTTGGCGTCCAGATCAGGAATGCCGGTAGATAGGCCGTCGATGCCCTCCCCGCGATCAGCCCGGGCCTGCAAAACCTCGATGTAGTCATCAAGTATGTCTTCGGCCATCACCACTTCGGACGTGGCCGACTGGCTATCGATGGCCTGGGCTTCAGCCTGCACCGCCGCGACCTTGTCCACGGTTGGCTGGTCGCTGTGGGCAATCTCGTTGATGCGATCACTGAGCGCGATCATGGCCCGGTCGAGGCTGCGCTCGCGCACGGTTATGGCATATGACGCAGCATTGGCGGCGCTGGGCGTGTTGCGGGTGATTTCAGCCGCGTACCAAGTGGCGTTCTTGCTGCTGGGCAGCTCTCCCAGATAAACGCCCACCGTGACGGCATCGGCCGGCTTGCCTTCAGCGTGCAAGGCCAGAATGCCGCGATACAGGGCTGCGTTGTCCTGGTAGTAAAAATCATCGACAGCTAGGTCCGCACTCAGGATGTCGATCAGCTCAGGGCGCAGGAACATCGCACCCAGCACGCCGT